TCATGCTTCTCTCCTTTTCAAAATCGTCAGCGCTGGTGCGCGCGAGTCGGTTACTGATACTTTGTTTGCCGCCGCAATAAGCTGATCCAGTTCCGCTGCAGAGTAGTGGCTGGTGATGCTTCCGTTCTTGTGGCCGAGCAGCGCTTTCCGATCTTCCTCTGTCACACCTGCAGCACGCAGCCTTCTCCCAAAGGTGTGCTTCAGATCGTGAATGCGGATCCTGGCAAAGCCGTCATGTGCCGGCCGCAAGAACTTCTCCTGCCATTTCTTCGCCGCTCGAATCCGTGCCTTCTTCCAGGCCGAGTCATTCATGCGGTGGACCGTCGTTTCATTCCCCTCGCCATCTGGCTTGCCAAACGGGAACACATAGAGCGGATGCTTACCGCGCTGCTTCTCGATCACCGACTTGGCAACGTCATTCATCACGACCAGACGCTCGTCTCGGTTCTTCACGCCAGATCTGGCGCTTCTTCCCCCAAACCCTGCTGGTATCAGAAATACGCTTGTCCCCAGTTCGGGCACCGCAATCTCCCAATTCCACTGAAGCTTGCAAACTTCCTGCTCCCGGCACCCCGTATTGACCTTGAACATTGCCATGGTCTGAAGGTGCGCCGGAAGCTCGGCGAACAGGATCGACTGCTCTTCCCATGAAAGCGGGTAGGGCTTCCGGCTGTTTGTCTTCTCATCCAGCAGAGAAATCATCGGCACCACATCAAGCAAAGGGCGCCGCTCCTCGTCCCGCCATTTCCGAGCGCAGAGGTTCAAAACCCTGATGACTCGCTGAAGCGCAATGTTCACCGTCCGATTCGTTACGGGCTTACCTGTCACCGGGTTCAGCTTCGAGCGAACGTATGGGGCAAGTGCATCGTCATCGATATGGGTCAGGGGCATATCCCCTATGAAAGGGTCGAGCTGCTCCATATAGGTCGCCGAAATATGAATGGACGCTTGATCCTTCACTTCCAGCAGAAAGCGAGTCGCCGCCTCTCTCCAGGTCCTTACACGGCGAATGCCGTACACCTTCTGCTGGCGCAACTTCTCCAGTTTGTGGATCAGGTACTGCTCCGCTTCGGCGCGGTCACAAGTGCCAGTACTCTCTTGAATTCGCTCTCCTCTGTATTTTTTGTCGATCTTCCAGATGCCGTTCGGCATTTGCTGGAGGCCGGTGATTGCTTTTTGGGCCACGGCGTTTCTCCTTGCTTCGTGCCCTGGCGCTCGCTGCGGGGGCGATTGTTGTCCTGATTCGCGGCCTTTTCAATTGCCATGGCCTCGATATAGGCGTCCGCCCACTGATCCAGCTCATGGCGGTCGAAGGCAACGCCCTGTTTTCCAATGGGGAATTCGCGGACGTGCGGGCGGACTGTGCCGTCGAAAATAGCTCGACACATGCCCAGGTAGGCGGGCGCGTGCTTCGCCCGGATGAACCGCGGCAGCGCTGCAAGTTCTGCACTCATAACTTTCTCCCTGCTTCACGCTGTGCTTTGTTCCAGCCGGCGGTCCAGCGATAGTTAGATGCGGGGGTTTTATCCCCGTCGAATGGGTTCTCTTTGATTCCCAGGCCCTTGATGAAAGCCAGGAAGCCCTGCTCAAACGGGGTAATGCTCCGGCCGTGCAGCTCAGCAGTGGCCATGGCGTTCCACCTCGATGCGCTTCTGTATGCCTAACGTCTTGCCTCTCGCCTCGGCGCGGCGCAGTATCCCGGCGCATGCCTTCGCGCTCAAAAAGTACCTCGGTGGGATCGAACCCGTCTCGAGCACTTGCGACAACGAACACACGACGGCGTCGTTGGGGCAGGCCGAAATATTGGGCGTCCAGGACCCGCCACGCGATTGCTCTTTTGGGTCCATACACACAACCAGCGTCCTGCCATTTTTTCCCTGGAGGCTGCAGCTCGCAGTCTTCCCCAGCAAGCGCGCCAAGAAAGCATCCGAAGGCGTTCCCTTTGTCGCTGAGGACGCCGGGGACGTTCTCCCAGACGATAACGCTGGCGGGCTTTCGCTGGCCGGCGCGAACATAGTCAACTGCATCTGCAAGCTCCACGTATTTGATGGTGAGGGCGCCGCGCGGGTCGGTGAGGCCTTCGCGCATACCGACAACGCTGAAGGCCTGGCACGGGGTGCCGCCGACCAACACGTCCGGCGCCGGGATCTTGCCGGCCAGCACCAGGGCAGCCAGCTTGGTCATGTAGCCGTGGTTCGGCACGTCGGGGTAGTGGTGAGCCAGGACCGCCGAGGGGAACGGCTCAATCTCGGCGAACCAGGCGGCGCGCATGCCCAGCGGGTGCCAGGCTTGGGTCGCGGCTTCGATGCCGCTGCAAACGCTTCCGTATGTCATGTCCATGCGGCCTCCTATTGTTGGGTTATTTCTTCGGGTAGGTCTTGGTTAGCGCTGCGTTCACCGTGTTGCCGCGCTTGAGCACGACATTGGCCAGGGCGGCACGGTCCTTTTGGCTGTGGCTGGCCTGGCTGAGCAGGCCGAAGTAGCTGTTGGCGGTCTCGCGCAGATCCTCGGCCGGCGCCGTAGCGGTTCGCTTCAGTGCCTGAGCTAGGGATCGCTTGCGGGTAGTGCGGCGCCATGGCTTGATCACGTGCCCGACGAAGTCCACGCCGCGATCCACGGGTTGCAGGATCGTCTTGGCCGGGTTGAGCCTGGCGCCCAAGCTGGGCAGGAACGCTTCGACCTGGGCCAGCCATTGGTTGAGCTGCTGCGGCGACTCATGCAGGAACACGAAGTCATCGACGTAGCGGATGTAGTGCTTGGCCTTGAGTTGGTGTTTGGCGAACTGGTCCAGGGCGTCGAGGTAGACGTTGGCGAAGAACTGCGAGGACAGGTTGCCGATCGGCAGCCCTAAGTGAGCTGGCTGCGCGGTGAGTCGTTTGTGCTGCGGTACCCGGTTGAACAGATGGGCCGGACTGCGCACCTCGTAGTCTTCGCGTGGGTCGTGCATGAGTATCTGCTCGGCCAGGGCCAGCCACCAGGGTTCGGTGATCCGGTCGGCCAGTTGCTTGCGCAGTACCTGCTTGTCTATGGCGACGAAGAAGTTTGCCAGGTCGAGCTTCAGGTAGAAGACCGGATTCGACCAGTTCTCACTGGCACTGCGGATCTTAGACTCAAGGCGCTTTGCTGCGTACAAGGTGCCGCGACCTTTGATACAGGCGCAGCTGTCCGCTATGAAGCTGCTCTCGATCCGTGGACCGATGTGGTTGTAGAGCAGGTGGTGCGCCACTCGATCCCGAAATGCTGCTGCCCATACTTCCCGGGCTTTCGGTCGGGTGACCACGAAGCAGATAGAGCGGCCTGGCCGGTAAGTGCCGGTTACCAGGTCGTCGTGTAGCTGGATCAGGTTCCGTTCGAGGTCCATTTCGAAAGCCAGCGCGCTGTCGCTGTTGCGCTTGGAGCGCCGGCAGTCGTAGTAAGCCTGAACCAAGTCGCTGAACGGGTAGGGCCCCAAGGTTGAATCTGCGGACGGGGCGGACGCGGAGCTCGTTGTTCTTGTCGTTGTTGTTCTGATTGCCATCATCGAAGTTCATGTTGAATGCGTTGTTGGCGGAGCGCTGCGACCTATCGTGCTATCTACGTCGCCGGGCCGAATACTCAGACCGGAAACTGCGCGAGACCTACGCGGACGCTTTAGACCGGCGGTATCTCTTGTGCGCATAGCGGTGGCCCAGGGGCCAGCGGCACGACCAGATTCAATTCGCACAGACCAGAAAGCCTTGGCTCTCAGGTGGCGGGCACGGTTGGGGTGGAGCGTTTCCAGGCGTTCGCCTGCTTGCCAATTGAGGTGGTCACCTCGATAGCCTTGGCATGCTGACTCACACTGATGAAGCGGTTCTCCTTGAAGAGCCGCATCAGGAACTCTATCACCTGGACCTTTTCGACCAGGTCGACCAAGTAGGGGCGCCGTTCCCGGGTCGAGTTGGCCCGGGCAATCAGCATCAAGACATCGATGCACTCATCGATAACGCGCTTCCCGAGCTGCTGCTTCAGGTCGCGGGGGATGTTGCGGGTCAGGTTCGTGGCCATGTGCAGCAGGCCCATCGCCGCGGCGTAGATCTGCAATTCCGTGTGCATTGCCATAAGGCTTGCTCTCCAAGAGCAACCGGCCGCAGGCGGCCGGATTAAAGGAATGAATTAATCAAGAAATTCACTGCGGACGGGGCGGACGCGGAGCTCGTGGCCCTTGGCGTGGTTGAGCTGAGTGCCATCATCGAAGTACATGTAGAACGCGTGGTAGGCGGAGCGCTGCGAACTCGACCAGTACCAGGTGTCGCGGAATGCTTCGGCGCCCCCTTCCTGGAAGTCCGCGTGCACGGTTTGCAGCGGAGCCTTTTCGCTGTAGAGCTGGCCGATCGGGACACTGTTCGGGTTGTCACCATCGCGGCGACCGGCCCAGTTCTCTTCGGTGGTCGGCTTGAAGTGGCGATACTGCAGCTCCTGCACGTCGCGCGCGGGGATCGCCCAGTCGGTGAGGCCGTCAATGTTCAGTGCCAGCACCTTCGCCGCCAGATCACTGCCGGCCGCCGCCATGGCCTGGGTGTTGGCCAGGCTGTCGGTGAAGCTGTCGGCGCCTTCGATCTTCTTGCCGTACTCACCCCACTTGCCGAGCAGTTCATGCTCTGCGCCGGCGGTGATGTGCAGAGAGCGCTTGCCGGTTGCCGGGTCGCGAGTGATGCCGGTGACGAAACCGCCGCCGTAGGCTTGGCCGATGGCCGGGATAGGTTGTGCTGGTGCTGCTTGAGCAGTTGCGGACATGGTCTTTCCTCTTTCAGAAGGCAACAAAAAAGGCGCTGCTGCGCCTCGGGCCGATCAAGAACGAATTATTGAAGGATCAAATAAACAATCTGCGGACGGGGCGGACGCGGAGCTCGTCGTACTTGCCGCCGCCGTACTGAATGCCACCAACGAAGTGCATGTGGAATGCGAAGTGGGCGGAGCGCTGCGTGGATGACCAGTAGTAGCAGTCCTGGGCGAACACCTCGGGGCAATTCAGCCAGCCTTGGTACAGCTCGGCAGCGGCCGGCAGGTAGAAGTCGTGGTGACCATCGGCCTGGTACTCGGCGCACGCGTCGGCAGCGGGATACTTGCGCTCGTCGTCATTTCCGATCAGCACCTGGGTGTTGGTATAGCCGTCGGTTTTGCTCAGGCCTTTCACCTCTACGCCACGACCACCCCACTCGTGGTCGCCAACGTCCTTGGCGGCGAAGATCAGGTAGTGGGCTGGGACATCGCCGCGGGCTTCGATGTAGCCGCCATTGATGCCGCCTTGGCCCGGCCACGGCTTGCCGATCTCAGGAACGGCCGACACCACCACCGGCTGAACATTAGCGGCTGGTGGTAGAGCCTGCACGAACACGCTCGCCGCGAGCAGTTGAATCATGCGTTCAGCAGTACCTTTGATCTTGAGGCCGTCAGCCTCGATGGAGATTGTCTTGGCTTTCATCGGTGTTCCTCAGGTAAGCGCCGCCCTCCGGTTACCGGATGCAGCGAGTAGGGTGGGTTATGCAGCGAATGAATCGACTTTCAGCTGGCGCCAGGCGCCGACGGCTTCGAAGATGCGCGCAGCGTGCGCTTCGTCCAGTGATACGGCGTCGGGGATGGCGATCCAGCCGGAAGCCACTATCTGGCTCTGGTTGGCCTCAGCGCGCAGCTTCATGTAGCAGTGTTCGATCACCTCCTCGAGATGGTCCGACAGGTAGACCCCCTCCGGGGCCAGCTCAATCGATTTGCTATACCGGTCGCCCTGGGCGTCCAAGCACATGGCGCTCATGTAGATTGTCCACCGGTGCGGGATGCCACATACGGCTTGGCCGATCTTCCCTGGTGCGATGTTCTTGAGCGACTTGTAATTGATCATGCCCTGGCGGCCGCTTGGATCGACGTTGACCACTGCGACGTGGTTGGTGGCTAGGAGGGCTCGGCAAGATCGGTCGATGCGGGCCTTGAGGTTATGCGGTTTTCGCTTGCTCATGCGGCCCCCGATGTTTCTCTCACTGGGAAATCAATTTCGTACTCGGCGATCAGGCGCAGCAACACTTTTGGGTTGATATCGAGTTGTCTGGCGCAGGCTGCCCGGGTGCAGCCGATATCCCTGATAGCCTTGATACGCTCAACCAGCGATGCGTCCTTCGCGCGACCGGACTGGGTGCGGAACTTCAAGCCGTTCTGCCCAGCGACCCGCTTCAGCGTTGTGCGGCCGATATCCAGCCTGGCGCACATTTGGTCCTGAGTTAGGCCCTCAATAATCATGGCGCGGATCTTTGGCACCAAAGCCAGATCCTCCTGGCGGGATGCTAGCGATACCCGGCAGGAAAACTTGATGCCGTACTGCGCTGCGATGTGATTGGCGCGCCTGGTGCTGATGTGTAGATCCTTGGCCGCGGCTACCACGCCTTTGTCGTGGTAGGCCCTCATCTTCTCGGCGATCTCTGCCTCTACCGCTTCGGCTTTTTGCGACTTGCGCAGCTTTACCGACAGATCGCGCTTTGCTGCATGGGGCGACGTGGCTGAAGGCGCTATGGTTTCGCTGTTGAAGGTCATGGGGCTGAAGAGGCCGCGACCAGCCGGGATTACTTGGATAACCCCGTCATGGCTTAAGAACTCTTCCATCTGCAGAGCCAGTGCGTGGCGTATTGGGTCTAGCTCCTTGACCATGTTCAGATCGTTGCTGATGTAGGCGTTCATGCTGCACTCCTCATGCGCTCCCGCATTTCCTTCTCAAGGTCGGCCAGTTCTTCCAGGAAGGCCGTGATTTCGGCTTCCATCTCGGTAATGCGCTTTTCGTCGCGCTCGAAGCGGAAGCAGGCGTACTGCAGTTCTTCAGGCATGCGGTCGTCGAAACTCACGAAGTCGACCCAGGCGCGCCCGGTGCAGGCCATCTGCGCGAGCATCTGCCACTCGTACTGGCTGTCGTGGCGCCCGGCCTGGATCACTGAGATGTGGGTGGCCGTATGCGGGCATTTGATCTCGATCAGGCCGTCGGTACCGACAACGCCATCAGGTGATGCTGCGAACCCGGCAATAACCGGATGTGCGATCAAGCCGACTTCCTGAATCATCAACCCTTTGTCGATCTCGTATGCCGAGCGGGCCACTGGCTCACGCTCGATGCCGCGTATTATCGCAGGGTTGCGGGAAAGGTCGGGACCGCTCTGGTTGCCCGTCAGGCGCTCACAGAGCAGGTCCATCATGTAGTTGCGGCGCGTGGCCGATGGCTCCTTGCCGCGACCCTTGGTCATCACGTCCTTGACCTTGCTGGCTGTGACCTTGCCCAGTCGGGCGCGAATCCACTCATCACTCCCCTGTTGCATCTGGCACCTCCTCAAACTCTGCTTCGACCGGCTCGGACAGCTCTTTCTTGCGCTCGTCCTTCGCCTTGGTGAGTGCGGCGCGCTCGGTCGGAAGTTCCTTCCAGGCAGCCGTGAAGGCCGCTTGTAGCTCTTCCATAGACTGGGCGTTACGGATGGTCTCGATGGCAGGGCCTGCGTCTACAGATGGTGCCTGGGCGTCGTTGGTGACAATCCGCTCGGCCTCGTCCTGGTCGTAGATGCCGGCAAAGCCGAACGCCAGTCGGGCGCACTGGATCATTGCCTTGTGGCGCAGCATGCGGCGTGGGTGGGACTGCCAGGGCTGTGTGCCGCGCTTGCACTCAGCCATGTACTCAGTGGTGCTAATCGCGTGCCCACGGTCCTTGCGGTAGATCTTGCAGGTGCACTCGGTGCCGTCCTTGTCCATCGAGAACTCCATGCCGTCGAAGGCTGGGTTCTCGTTGATGATCCGGGCCCATCCATCAACGCCGACAACCGGGACAATTCCGCCTTTGTCCGGGAACGCGTAGATCTCTTTGGTCCACGGGTTCAGGCCGTACTGATCAGCAACGATCATGAGTGCCTGCATCTGTGCGTCGGTGACCTGGCCCTTGAACGCTGTGGCCTTGAGGGTTGCCATCATTTCTTGAGGGTCAACGCCGAAACGCTCGGCCATCCGTGCAGGCAGGCTCTTGGGCTTTATTGTGGCTACGTTGGTTGCGGACATGACTATCTCTCCGCGCCACCGGAGAGGGGCGCTGTGAAGGGGGTTATTGGGTGGCTTTGGCGATGGCGGCGCGGAGTGAAAGTAGCTCGCGAAACTCCATGTCCTCGGCCATATCGCCAATGCCCGGCGTGTAATTGAAGGAATTAATGAATGCAGCCCGCGCATCTACGGTCCTTTGTGCGGCGACCAGAAGATCGGGCGCGGCGGCGATCAGCTTGGCGTTGGCAAATCCTTCAGCGATTCGCTCTGGATCGCTGGAGTGGACGAACCCGATTGACAGGCCGGCTTCATCTTGGCGGCAGATTGGGACGCACTCATGCCGCGGAAGGTTGGTCCACGGCCCTGGGGTGTGCTTGCTCATGTTGTGTTCCTACTGGGTGACGCGATCGGCGAGGGCGCCAAGCAGCATCAATAGAGAGAGGAGGGTTAGCGTGATGGCAGACCCGCGCCAGAAGCAGTAGCGCTTGGCTCTTTGGTAGGAGGTCACGCTTTCACCTCATAAGCGACTGTCCATTCACCGCAGAGGCAGGCCCGGCAGCTCCAGGCGTGGACGTTTTCGATTCCAGCGTCGTAGGCCAGCGACAGAACGCCAAGCCAGGACTTGTGGGTGAATGCTAGGGTCATGGTGCTCATGCTGATCTCCTTGCCATGAATTCTTGGTACTCGTGCTCCATAATCCGGACGCGGCGAGCAACGTAGTGGCGGTGTTCTTTCAGGCTGATGGCACCCAGGGCGTAGGCCATTTCGATAGCCATATCCGTTTCGGCGTGCAGGCAGCAGGTGCTTTTGGCGATCAAAGCCTGAAGCCGCGCTTCGATCATGTCCGTGGCGGTTTGATGGTTCTGGCTCATGCCCATACCACCCGCCCGGCTGCCCGAGCTTTGGCGACCATGTGAAGGGCTTCGGCCTGCAGGACAGGAAGGAAGCGCTTGTCGGCGATTGACCGGGCCAGCTCGTAGTTGCCGGCCAGCACCGCTAGGGCCATCTGAACCTCGAAACACTCATGCCCGGCGGCCTGGGCCATAGCCTCGCTTGCGTTCAGCGCGAAGCCAGGGATATGGCCGTGAGTACGGGTCGCGCGCTTGTCGAAGAAGGGCACCAGGTCAGACTCACCGGCCAACACCTTCACCACCTCGGCGGCGTCCCGCTCTTCGTAGTCAACCGGCTCAGGAGGCAGCATGGCGTCATACCGGGTTTGGCATATCTGCATTGCAGTGTTCATGGGTGCCTCCAGGGTGGCGGGTTACTCGGTGGGTGGTGCGGGGAGTGGCTGCCAGTGTGTAATTTCACCGTCGAGCTGATCGCCGCCCTGGTCGTACCAGAGCTGGTCGTCTCGGCTGTAGAAGGCTTGCAGCATCTGGTGGCCGAAATAGATCTGGTAGGCGAGAACGTTGTCGCTACAGTCAGGATCGTCCGAGGCGAGCTCGGGCAGCCTGTCGCTGCACTTGATCCAGTTGCTCATGTCGGCTTACTCGGTTGGAGGTGCGGGGAGTGGTTGCCAGTGGGTTGGCTCGTCGTCTTCATAAAATCCGCCATCCCATGAGCACCAGTGCGCGCCACAGTCGTATTCCTCTTGGCCGAGATAGTCTCCTCGGCTGTTGAACGTAGATTCTGACTTGCTCCACTCGATCCAGGCCCCCGCTGTCACGCGGTCGCCTTTGCGCAGGATGATTTCGGTGCCATCACGCGGCGCACTCGCAATTTCCTTCCAATCGCTCATGGCGACCTCCAGTGTTTGGGGTTAGGCTTCGATTTCGGTAATTTCAAACTCTGCGTCTGGATCATCGTCCGCGTAGTTCTCGCGGAATGCCTCGGCAAGAGTTGAAACGCCGCCGCCATTTCCCGATGCAAAACCCGTGGCCGCATAATCGGCATCAGCACGATCATCGAAGCCCACGCACTCGCTGCCTGATTCATTCCAAACCAAATAAATCGTCGTCATGACTCTCTCCATTCGCTGGTTCACCTGTATTCGGCAACACTCATGCCTCCCGCTGGTTGCCGATGGGCGCGGGGGAGGAGTGCTGATGTAATAGAGGCTGGGAAGGGTAGGTGCCGGTCTTTCCCGGCTGTCATGGCGCTGGTTGTCAGGCTGCGGCCGGGATCACCACCAATACGGTGTTGACCATCGTTCCGGCTTGCTTGAATGAAGCTTCTGGAAGGGTTTCGATACTCCCGCCGCGCTGCTCTACGATCCCGCGAAAGTCTCGGGTCAGCGCGTCGTCGCGAAAGGTCACGCCAGAAGGCATGATCGCCACCAGTCGGCCGCCGGGCTTGAGGAACTTCAGGGCATGAACGACGTGGTGAATGTCGCTGCGCTTCTTGTCGAAAGGCGGGTTCATCAGCACGCGATCATAGATGGGCTTCGGCTCGACCTGCAGGAAGTCGCCGGGCTCGGAAACTCCCGAAAGTGGCAGCTTCAGTCCGATCAGCGCTTTATGGTTGTCCGGCAGTAGCTCGTGCATGTCGACCATTACGCCTGCTGCTGCGGAATTGGCGGCCACTGCCAGGGCGCCGCGACCCGCGCTTGGCTCCAACACCATCATTCCGTCACCAATCATGGCCAGATCCGCAGCCTGTTTTGCAACGTGCGGCGGGGTTGGGAAGAAGCCAAAGTCCTGCGGAACGGTGACTTCACCGGTCATGAGGATGTTTTCGATTGCGTCGGCAGCGTCACCGTCGAACAGGTGGGCTTTTGCCTTGGTGTTCCACTTGCCGCCCGCGGCCTTCAGCGTCTTGTCGAGGCGCTGGTACAGGCTCTTGTCGAGCTGTCCGCCGGTGATAAACAGCTTGTTATCTTCGGTGCGCGAGGCGCTGAGCAGCGCCATTACTTCGTTATCGACTTTCATGTGTTGCTCTCCGTTGATTTCCAATACCGCCTCATAGAAGCGGCATCAGTAAATCTGTGGTTTTGCTCAGATGCGGTGGTCGCTGGCCTTGGCCGACTTCGCCAGGTTGTGCCACACGGTTGCTTGAAGCTTGTCGCCGGCAGCCAGGCTCTTGCGTGCCTTGGCCAGCAGTTGCTGCACGAGTACTTCATTCATGGCTGTTGCTCCGGTTGTCTTGGCTTTCGAATGCCTCCCGGGGTTTGAGAGGCATTTGTAAAACCAGGAAGAGGGGTGAATCAGCACCCCTCTAGCTGTCTTTTCCACTAGGCTTCGGCACTACTGGTGCGGTACGCCTTGGTTCAAGTTGTTCCTCCAGCCGCGACCCTGTCCGCCGGATAACTGGTTACGGTGCTTTACGCTGCACACCCGGGTCAGTTGCCAACCCTCTGAACCGTTGAGGCCGGTTCATCGCTGCCTTGTTGCTGGCCGGTGTTGTCCGGCGATGGGTTGACTATACGAATCCTCATAATCACCGTCAATACGTTTTTGCATAATTTTTTTAGGGGTCGAAAAAAAACCCGCTCCTGGCGGGTTTTAGTGTCAATTCCTACTGCAAAGCTTACGTCCGTGCCGCTGCCCGAATTGCCCTAGATTGCCCAGGGTATCTCCCAGTGAGCAGCCTACAAAGCCAAAACATGGAAAAAGATAAAAATCCTATGAGGATAGATGAGGCAGGCATCAGCCAAAAATAGACTGCACTTTCAATCCCTTCCTGATAGGTCTCCCATAAGCAGGCGCCCAGAACACAAATCTGAACAAGCAGCCCTGAAAACTTAATCAGCGTGGATATCGACCCAAAAAAATCAGAAAGCCTGTTGCAGAAAAGATCTGAACTGAACCTATCATTCACTGCCTTTTCGACAACTCTAGGGTCTGTGTTTTTTAGCTCTTTAACCTTTACCCCGAGAGTATTAGCGATAATTTGTTCATCTTCGGAAATGATTTTTGTAGATATCCGAGATAAAAGTAAAGCCCCTAAAAACCCTATAAGGAGCCACGCCAGGGAAGACCCTAATATGTGAAATATCCCTATTAAAGTGTTCATCTTATATTCTGTTCTCCAAGATCATATGATTCCACCCCTCCACACCACTCTGCCAAAAATCTCTAAGGTTCTGAGCGCTTCGTCAGATACAGGCATGTCTGGATACCTTGTCTTGTCTTGGCTGTCGGACCTGATTAGCCAGCCGCCCATCAAATCACGAATAAGTCTTTTTATAATAATTTCTCCGTCGGCATTGCTCATTGCATACATTTTTCCATCTTTTGGAGATGTCTGAGCCTTATCGACTAGAAGAACTTCGCCATCTGAAAGTGTAGGCCAATTGCTTTCGCCTGAGTTGTACATGACGCTGAGATTATTTTCTTTAAGACCCATGCGAGCTAGCCAGTCTTTTTTAAAAGCAAGCTCGCCACATACTTCAATGTGGTCATTTAAGTAACCACTGCCTGAACTCCCGCGCGCGGTAACCTGGGGGATCAAAGCATAATCCTCGCTGCTAGGGCTTCCGCTTTCATCATCAGCGCCACCAAACATAAGCCAATCCGGGGGAATTCCTAGGGCTTTTGCGAGAGGGTCAATGGTGGGTCGCCTTGGGCTGGAGCTCTCCCCGGAAAGGATTCTGTTAATGGTCGGCTGAGGAACCTTTGAGCGACGTGACAACTCGCTTTCTGACATACCTCGCTCGTTAAGGGTCAACCTGAGCCGGCTGGCAATACTCATCTCACACCATACGTAAATGCATTCAAAAGAATTCTATTGCTCATAGCTATGTGTTTTCGTATGATCTGCCATACGAATCATCATGGAGTACAGCTATGAGTGTAAGAATCATGCTGGCTCGGCTGCTTGAGCTTGGCCTTTCCCAGACCGCAATCGCGGACACCTGCGGCACTACGCAGCCAACCATAAGCCGCGCAGCCGCAGGTGCATCTGTTGGGTATGAGCTTGGAAAGGCCATCGAGTCCCTTTTGGAAAGACGAGAGAGGGCAGAGCGCCGCAAGAAAGTTTCCAGTTCGGCCAGCCCCACTAGCAAAAAATCAGCCGCTTAACCATTTCTAGTAACCAAGGAGAAGTCCACGCATGAGCGACTTATCACGCCCCAACCACAAACACATCAACCAGACCAAGGTTCTGCTGGATGACGAGTACGACGAATGGCTTCAAAGCGCTGCTCGTATTCACCGGACTCCCAAGGCTGTTTTGGCCCGGGAGATCCTGAAGTCTTGGCTTCACCAATCTGTTGCTGATTTTAAGCGGGACACCAACGCAGCCTGAAGTACTACCGCAAGGACCCAGTAGGGACCGGAGAGCATATGTCGGAACAAGACAGCGGTTTGGTGATTGGTGATTTGTTGGATGAGGAAGAGCTGAAGGCCTTCCAGAAGGAGGCGGAGTTCAGGGGTTTATCCCTGGAGCAGCTGGCCAAGTTTGCGATCCAGCAGGCGATCACAGATCGCACCAGGCCGAAAACAATGAGCGGAACGATCCAAGCGTTTCGCAAGCGGTAGGAACGCCCGGAGGCCGGGCACAAAAAAGCCGACGGACTAGGTCGGCTCTTTCAACAGCAGTTCAGCGAGAAGAATCATGACAAACATCGTTCACATTGACAAGTCCAGGGGGTTCACCCGGATGGACAACCAATTGATGGATGGCCTTATGGCCATCGATCTGCCTGGGAGAGAGCTGAAGGTTGCTCTGTTCATCGCTAAGGCGACGATCAACTACCAGGCAGGCGCAATACGGATTAAGGCAACAGACGTTGCCAAGGCTACCCACATGCATCCTGACGTTGCATCCAAGGCCATCAGTCACTTGCTGAAGCGCCGAGTAATTTGCCGCGAAGGTGGGTCGCGTGGCGACATCAGCATGTGCGACCCAAAAGAGTGGGTTTATTTTGAATGTCCGACTCGGACCATATGGTCTGACTCGGACCATATGAGCCGAGTCGTACAGATGCCGAGTCAGACCAAAACTGACGACTCCCTTCTTTATACTAAGAAAGAAAAACAAATACCCCTTCCTACGGAAGGTAGTGTTGTTGAAGTAAAGCCAGCTCCCAAGGCACGCAAAGCCAAGTCCGCCGATGACTCAACTTTCGGCAAATCACAAATGCTCAACGACAACCCGTTCGGGCTGAACGAGCAATCCATTGATGATTACCTGAAGCTGCGTAAGGCCAAGCGAGCGCCCGTTACAGCCCGAGTATGGGCAAATGTGAACGCAGCCCTTACCAAGTGCGCAGCGGCCGGCATACAGGCCGAGAAGGCCATTGAACTGGCGGTCCTGAACGGCTGGCAGGGTTTCGAAGCTGACTGGATCATTGGCCGTCTGACAGGCAAGCAGGCCGGCTCGCGATCAGCATCTGGCGCACCAGACTTCTTCAGCACCGACTGGCGCACCGACACGAGTAGCGATCTGTGAAGCGCGTTGGCGATATGACTCAACAGGCCAGGGGCATGGTCGTGTCCGGTGGTAGTAACGCTCCAGTGGCTCAAGCGCCACTCGGCAACGTGGACGAATCAACTGGCGCCATCGTGGAGAAGATTTTCCGCCAGTTGCAGGCGATTTTCCCAGCCTGGCGGCAGGCATGGCCGGACGAAGCCGCAAAGAACACGGCAATGCGCAGCTGGACCAAGGGCTTCATCGACGCCGGGCTCAACAACATCGACCAGGTTCGCTACGGCATTGAAGAATGCCGCCGAAGTGGCTCGCCATTTGCCCCAAGCATCGGGCAGTTCATTGGCTGGTGTACGCCCGGGCCTGAACGCTTCGGCATGCCAACCTCCGCCGCAGCCTGGATGGAAGCCCTGATGGCCGTATACAGCCACGAAGGTGTGCGCATCGCCGCCAACGAGACTGGGATCTTCGACCTGCGCGCCGCCAAGCAGGAAGACAAGGGGTTGCGCCAGCGCTTCGATCACAACTACGCAATCGTGATCCGCCGCGCCCAGGAAGGCCAGCCGCTCGACGGCAAGATCCTCACCGGCATCGGCCACGACAGCCAGAAGACCGCCTTCGAATTGGCCAACGAACTGGCCGACCAACAAACCCAAGCACGAATCCTTCAGCAAGGCATCCCGGCCGACGGCAAGTCAGCCCGCGCGCTGCTAATGGCGAAGTTCGGCAAGAAGACCACGGAGCAACGGACATGATCACGGCATACCTTCTCATCGCATCGTTTGCACTTGGAGCAATGGTTGGCTCCATCACAGCCGGCGGCGAAAAGCTTGATCGTACTCAATGGGCTTGGCTGATCGTGCTGTGCATCTTCTGGCCGGTGCTGTGTTACGTGTACTGGCAGGACTGGAGGAAGGGGCTATGAGCATTCCAACTTACTACGGCGCAACCGGGAGTCTCATGGTCAAGCACGCAGATCACCTGGCGATCGTCGATCAGCTCAAGGCCGAACTCGCCGGCCTGCGCACCGGCTACGAAGCCTATGAGTCCGTGAATAAGGGGCTGAAGGCTGAGATGGAGAGGTTGCGATCTGTGCGCGAGACGATGCTTTGTGCAACGCATGAGCTTGGCCTGCCCGTGGACGCTGGCGCTCAGGATGTGGTCGATGCAATCCATTCAATGCAAGTCCGGTGTGCAGAGCTGAGCAAGTCTCTAAAGACCCTTATTCATATCTCAAACGCCACGAACTGGGAGGTGCACACGTGTGGCGAGATTGATAAAGCACGCAACTTGCTCGCCGCCATGGGCAAGGGAGAGCAGGCATGAGCTGCGAATTCTGCACTGATCCAGATGGTCACCCGTGTTTCCCACTCTATGGCCTTGGCCCACATGTCCATCCAGCCGAAGGGGGAACGGTTTTTTCTGAACAGCAAGAAGCTGAAGGATTCACCCCATCCAAGGATGAGCCAGGGATGGGTATCTGGTGGTGCTCAAAATGTGGAGATGGAAAGCCATGACCAACGTCATCCAAAAGCCCCGCCACTTCTGGTCGTCCGGCCCGTCCCGAGTTCGTGAAGTCCTGCGGCTGGCCTACCTGTTCGCCACCGAGCTGTCCGCCGCGGGCGCTGTCGAGATCATCGTCCGCCCGGTCAAATCTCGCCGCACCCTGGAGCAGAACGCCAAGCTGTGGGCAATGCTGGGCGACATCTCCCGCCAGGTTGAATGGCCAGTCAATGGCGTCATGCAGAAGCTCGACAGCGAGGACTGGAAGGCCCTCATGACTGCTGCAGCCCGCCAAGAGATCCGCATGGCCCAGGGCATCAACGGCGGCGTAGTGATGCTAGGGGAGAGCACCAAGCGCATGACCGTGACCGAACTGGGCGACGTCATTGAATGCATGTACGTCTTCGGCGCCGAGAAGGGCGTCATCTGGAGCGAGCCGAAGGGGCAGATGCCCGAGCAATGGGAGGCGGCAGCATGAGCCTCTCAGCCAAACAGCCCCGCCCGAAGAAGTGCAAGAACCCAGCATGCAGGGCCTCATTCGTCCCGCAGCGCCTCGGGCAGGCGGTATGCAGCCCCAAGTGCGGCATGGCCATCAAGGAAGTGAACCAGGCGAAGGCGCGCAAGTCGCTGGATCAGGTCGAGCGATCCGATATCCGTGCGCGCAAGGAGAAGCTGAAGTCCCGCGGCGACCACATGCGCGAAGCACAGCAGGCATTCAACGAATACATCCGCACCCGGGACCAGGCCGCCGGCCACCTCTGCATCTCCAGCGGCAAGCCATTGGACTGGAGCGGCAACGCAGTAGATGCCGGCCATTACCGCAGCGTCGGCTCCGCACCTCACCTGCGTTTCGATGAGCGCAACTGCCACGCACAGAGCAAGCAGGACAACCGGTTCCTCTCTGGCAACGCAGTGGACTACCGGATCGGCCTGATCGCACGCATCGGCCAGGAAGCGGTCGACGCCCTGGAAGCTGACCAGAGCGTGCGCAAGTACACCGCCGATGATCTGAAGGCTATCAAGGCCTCATACCGGGCAAAGACTAGAGAGCTTAAGAGGGCGGCCGCATGAACATCTCCCGAGTCCAGCTCTACATCGTCTTCATGCTGATCATGTGGGGAGCTGTGCTCGGGATAGTGCGTCACCTGTACCGAGCACGGGCTGAGTGGATGACAAATCGGAAGAGATTTAAATAAAATCTATCGAAAACCCATAAATCGATAGTATAAATCTATTTCATGGTATTATTTGGACATCAACACATGCTACGGATCGAGTAAATGGCCGAGCCCGCAAGCACTATCTACCCCGTAGCTTTGATCAGTGGCGTCAGTGCCGCTTCGATCGTTATAGGGCTCGACGCAAATGCCGTAGTGGCAGCCTTTGCAGGTGCGCTGATGTTCGCATTCGTTACGAATGGGACAACCGTCTCTGTACGTATCGGTCTCCTTATCGGAGCCTGGGCCTTCGGGTACTACTTCGGCATCGAGATCGCAAAGCGCAAGATCTGGGAATTCGATTCCCCCCCATTGCCGTCATTCGTGGCGGCTTTTTTCTGCGTGGTCGTCTTCAAAACGTTGTTGGCCGTTTTTGATGAAAACGGCAAGGCATGGATACGCAAGAAGCTCGGCCTAACAACCGAGGGGCCTAAGGATGAATGAAGTCCTGATGCTCATTAAGGCGTCTATCTGTGCAGGGATTTGCTTCCGGCTGTTCTGCTACGACTGGCGTCATGGAGCGCAGTACAGGTTCGGTATTACCGCGGTGGCGTACCTGCTGATGCTGTGCACTGGCGCGGTGGCGATCCTGCTGACAATGGGCAACCAGTCGGCCGCCCAGATCTTCGACGCAGCAATCTACGCCGCAATCCTCGTTTTGATGTTCGTCGCCCGCGGCAACCTGGCCAAGATTCTGGAGATTCGCCATGGATAAAACCACGCGCGGAATTCGCAATAATAACCCCGGCAACATCGACTACAACCCTCGCAATGATTGGGCAGGGCAGATCGGCCTTGAGCTGAAGGTAGGGAATAGCACTCCGCGCTTTGCCCGCTTCGATACTGCCGAGAACGGCATTCGTGCCTTGGGCAAGCTGATCCGCACCTACCAGAACAAACACGGACTAAAAACCGTTGAGCAGATCATCGGCCGCTGGGCGCCGAACAACGAGAACAACACCAAGGCATACGCTGATGCCGTGGCCAAATCACTCTCAGTGACACCCTGCGCGAACATCGATGTCAACCGAATCGCCATGCTTCGGCCGCTGGTTGAGGCAATCATCCGTCACGAGAACGGCTACAACCCGTACAAGAATGGCGAGATCGACGAGGGTGTGCGGAGAGCGCTTGCATGAGCAGCTTTACCCAGTTCTCGGCCGAGATGTCGGTTCGTTACGACAGAGAGGCGAGCATTGCCTTGGGTGTTGATCACTGGCGCCTAACCAACGGGTTCCGCTTCTACCTGGACAATGAGCACAGCGGCGAATGGGTGAATGTCCCCGCCGGCTACCTGACTGATGGCGCAAGCGTCCCGCGGTTGTTCTGGAGTGCGATCCCTCCATGGGGCGCGTACGGGCAAGCAGCAGTAGTCCACGACATTGTGTGTGAGTACCTGAGCATCACCAAAGACGGGCGGCCTCACGCTGTATCTCGCAAGACCTGTGACGGAATCCTGTTGCAGGCCATGGAAGCGCTCAGCGTTCCGTGGATCACCCGCCAGGCGATCTACGGCGCCGTCTCAGCCTACCGGATCCTATCAGGCGTCAAGACACCTTCAGCCACCAACCTCAAACGCAATCTCGAAGCCCAATGGAGGGCGTAATGCGCAACCAGATCAAGGTGAACAAGAACAACCCGGGCAGCAAAGGCCTGTACGTGGCCAACAAGGCCGAAAACAAGCCGAAGCCCAAGCCAAAGGCCAAGAAGTAATGATTTCGATCCTGGTGCACGTCATCGGCTTCTTTGTCGTCAACTCGCTGATCCCTGTATGGGCAGTCGAGGTTGACGGTGAGCTGGCGTCCACCTGGTATCTCTGCTTCATGCTGGTGGACATGATCGCTCTGTCGTTCGTTAGCTCCCAGTGGCTGAAGGTAGTGCTTGCGGTCTCCTGCGCTTGGTCTGCCTGCCTCGCGCTGGAGACACTGCTACTGCACGACATGCTCCAGTCGCATGACTACATCGCTCAGTTCGTGATCGACGCTGCACTGATCGTCTGTGGGGCCAAGATCGCCATCAATCACTACAGGGCGCGCAAGGCGCCGAGGATGGTTGCGTAATGGCCGGCGGAAGACCGAAAGACGAAGTGATTGATCGCCTCAAGGAAGGATGGCAGACACGATTTCTCGAGATGGGGAAGGATGGCTGCTCGGATGTTGAGATCCGCGCTGAATTCGGTATCAGTGATGATTTGTGGTACCGGTGGATCGCCGAAGATCAAGAGTTTTCCCGAACCTACAAAGCTGCCAAGGCCGCCTGCCACGCCAAATGGGAGGCGATGGGCCGCAAAATGGCGTTCGGCGAAGTGGAAGGAAACCCGACGACCTGGATCTTCAACATGAAGAACCGGTTCAACTGGCGCGACAAGCAGGACGTTGATCACAGCGGGCAGATTGATCTGGCGTCGAAGTCAGACGATGAGTTGAAAGCCCGCGCGGCCAAGCTTCTTTCCCATGTGACCGGGGAATAAGGATGCAAGCTGCATCTGCTGGTCTGTCGGAGCGCGATGAGCTCGACATGATCCTGGCTGAGCTAGAGCGACGCCAGGGTAAGGTTACTGTTGTAGGGCTTGTCCATCCCAAAGATGGGCATACCCACTCCCTAGTCAATCGCGGCGGTGAGTGGAAACGTACCAAAGAAGACCCACAGGTATATCTGCCGGCCAAGCTCGAGCAGGTTCTGACATCAACAAAGCGGTTCGTCATCGTCATCGGTGGCCGCGGCTCGGGTAAGTCCGTCGGGGTTGCCGACATCTGCCTGATCGACGCAAAAGACAACGGCGCCAAGACGTACTGCCTCCGCGAGTACCAGTCCAGTATCCGCAACTCTATCCACTCTCTATTGAAGGAAGAGATCGAGCGGCTAGAGTTCGCCGGCTTCGAAGTCCAGGACAACGGAATCAAGCGCAACGGGACTGATGCATTTCAGTTCGCCGGCCTGGCTCGGAACGTGGACAGCATCAAGTCTGCGCATGGCTTCAAGCGGTATCAGGTTGAAGAGGCGCAGTTCATTAGCTCGGGCTCGCTCAAGGCGCTGACTCCTACGGCTCGCAAGAAGCCGATGAAAGGCAAGCCGACTGAGCTGGAGGAAGTGATCGATGATCCTTCCTCGAACGTATCGATGATCTTTATTGCCAACCCCGGGAGCAGCGAGGATCCATTCAGCCGGCGGTTCATCACGCCATTCAAGTCTGCGCTGGATAGGGACGGGTATTACGAGGACGACCTGCACCTGATCGTGGTCGTCAACTACACCGACAACCCTTGGTACCACCTCAGCGGGCTTGAGGATGAGCGCCAGTGGGACTACGAGAACCTCGATCGCGCGCTCTACGACCATATCTGGCTCGGCGCCTTCAATGACTCGGTAGAGAGCGCCCTGATCAAGGCCGAGTGGTTTGATGCCTGCGTTGATGCCCACAAGAAGCTGGGCTTCGCACCGACTGGGGCGCGCATCGCGTCACACGACCCATCTGACCTTGGTCCAGACAGCAAGGGCTTTGCCGTGCGCCATGGCTCAGTACTGGTCGACCTTCAGGAAAAGATGGACGGCAACGTAAACGAGGGCGGCCACTGGGCGGCAGGCGAGGCTATCAAGTCCCAAGTTGATTCATTCTCGTGGGACGGCGACGGTATGGGCATCGCTTTGACCGAGCAGTTCAGCAAGGACTTCGAGGGCAAGCCAACCGTTCTATCTGTGTTCCGTGGTTCTGAGTCGCCCGACTTCCCCGATGCGGTCTATGCGCCGGCCATGGCATCGCCCGTGGCGCAACAGAAGACGAACCGCGATGTGTTCCGCAACAAGCGTGCGCAGTATTACTTCGAACTGCGTGACAGGGCTTACAGAACCTATCGCGCCGTCGAACTTGGCGAATACCACGACCCGGCACGCCTTATCAGCTTCGACTCGTCGATAGATATTTTGCATCGACTTCGTGCTGAGCTATGTAGAATGCCTATCAAGCCAAACGGCAATGGCCTCTTCGAGCTCTACACCAAAGAGGAGATGAAGTCGAAATTCAAGATGGCCAGCCCCAACTTGGCCGACTCCGTGATGATCCTAATGCGGCACGTTGCGATCAGTAGGCCGAAAGCTGTCATTCCGAAACCGATTCGTCCGATGGGCAGAAGATAATGCTGACACTCACACAGCTCAAAGAGCTTCACGACAAGGCTTACTGCCACGGGCAGACCACTCGGCTGCGCGCTGCTGATGACATGATGTTCTACCACATCACACAGTGGGACGATTCGACGCTGGGTGAGTCTTCGCTACAGTACCGCGGGCAGTTCGACGTGCTTCGGAAGGCTGGGCGCCAGATCATGGCCGACCTTCGGGCCAACCCCGTGCAGGTCAACTTCGTGCCCAAGAGTGAGTCACGGGACGATGGCGCTGACATCCTGGACGGCCTGTACCTAACTGATGACCGGGCAAACACGTCGCTTGAAGCCTACGACAACGCCACAGGTGAGGCTGTCGTGTGCGGTGTCGGTGCCTGGGAGCTCTACACGGCATATGCCAGCAACCGCGCTGGCGTAGATCACCAGATCATTTGCCGCCGGCCCATCTACGAAGCCAACAACAACTGTTTCTGGGACCCCAACGCCAAGCGGCTGGACAAGTCGGACGCTAAATATGTGTCGATCCTGAATGCCTATTCACCCGGCGGCTACGCTGACCTGGTTGAAGAACTTGAGGACTGCAGTAAGACAGCTGGCAAGAAAGAAGCCAGAGAAGATGACGATGATGACGATTGCGATGACGAAGAAACGCCATCTTCGTTCGCATCCCCCGAGCAGTCCTACACGTTCCCTTGGATGGGTAGCGGGAACGATATCGTCTATGTGGTCTGCTTCTACCATCGCCGGAAAATCAAGGACAAGGTGATCACGCTCGCCGATCCAATGGGCGAGCCGCGCATCTATCGAGAGTCAGACCTTGAGGAGGTCATGGACGAACTGATCGATGAGGGTTATGTCATCGAGAGCGAGCGCGACATCATGCGCTGGGAGGTCCGCAAGTACATTGCCTCAGGCGAACAGATCCTTAACGGCAAGATGGGGCCAGACGGCGAGCGCGAAGGCGAAGTGATCGCCGGCGAGAACATCCCAGTCATCCCGACCTACGGCGAGCGCGCGTTCATTGAGGGTGAGGAGCACTATGAAGGGATCACCCGCCTGGCTAAAGACCCTCAGCGACTTCGCAACTTCCAGCTCTCATACCTCGCCGATATCGTTAGCCGCAGCCCTCGGCCTAAACCAATCTTCAACCCTGAGCAGGTTCAGGGTTACGAGTTCATGTACGAGGAAAATGGAGCCGACAGCAACTATCCCTACCTTCTGCAGAACAGATTTGATGGAAACAATCAGGCGCTTCCTCTAGGCCCAATAGCTGTAATGCCCGAGCAGACCATTCCTCAGGCGCTCATGGCCAGCATCGAGCTGTCTCGCCAGGCTGTTGAGGATGTAGCCAACCCTGGGCTACCTCAAGACATCGCAGACCCTGATCTGTCCGGGAAGGCCGTTAACGCCCTGACGAACCGTCTCGACCAGCAATCGATCGTCTACCAGCAGAACCTCAAGCACGCCAAGCGCCGGGACGCCGAGATCTACGCATCCATGGCTGTCGAGGTGTACGACGCTCCCCGCGAAGTCACGCTGACATCTGCTGACGGCACGACCAAGAAGGTCAAGATCATGGAGGCCGTGCTGGATCGTCAGACCGGCGAGTTGGTAGCCCTCAATGACCTGACCAACACCGAGTACGACGTTTACGCAGACATCGGCCCGAGCTATGCAAGCAAGAAGGAGCAGACCATTGATCAGCTCAATCAGATGGCCACTGGCATGGCTGCTGTTGATCCTCAGATGGCCCAGTACCTGACCCTCCAGGCACTCACGCTGATGAATGGCGTGAACCTCGAGGGCGTGCGCAAGTACGCGAAGAAACAACTGATCCTGGCCGGTGTACTTGAGCCGGAGACCGAGGAAGAAGAGGCCATGTTGCAGGAGGCGCAGAGCCAGCAGCAGCCGCCAAGCGCGGATATGGTCCTGGCCCAGGCCGAGATGGAGAAGGCCAAGGCATCGCAGATGGATACGCAGCGTAAGGCGATCAGCGACCAGCAGACCGCGCAAAACAACTCGGCGAAAGTTCAGGTGGACCTGTACAGGGCCGAGACAGACCGAGCAGCCGTGCAGGTTGACGCCCAGGTGGCCGGCGCTGATATCCAGTTCAAGCAGGCGAGGACCGCCGGGCAGATGATGGAAAACGTGCAGCGCCTGGTTAGCCCCTACCGGGCGACGGTTCAACCAAGGCAATAGTCACGAAAGGGCGAGGCGTGTGACCGCTGCAGCGTAATGGCAGCGCTGGATACGGTAACCAGTTTTTCGTGGTGATGTATAATCACTGCATGCAGATGAATGCGCAGGCTGATGCACAAAGAGCTAGTAAGACTATCAGCAGGGGCAACGTGGGCGTGCACGGGTAATGCCGGATTCGTACCTCTGCACATGCGACTCAGGTCGTAGAGTTTTACGGCAAAACGTCAATCCGGAGATCAGCGCCGGCCATCTGCATACAAGCCCAGCCCTAAACCGGCTGGGCTTTTTTATTCCATTTTATTCCATTCCCTTCCCGATCTCGGCGGCGGCGCGGACGATAGCGCGACGGGTAGCCGACAGGATATCGCCATTCGCGTACTCAAGAATTTCCCTGCTCCAGGTCAAGGAGACTTTTACGAACTTTTCCGATGCCGACATTACAAAGCCTATCTTCACTGCCAGGCGAAGCGCATCGCCATCGTCGGCGAGCGGATTCCAGCATTCGCGTGGATCAACTATATCGCCGTGGTAAATGTTCCAATTGGCCGCAACCGATTGTTCGTATTGAGGGTTTGTAAGCCCCGCAGCCTTAGCCGCCAGTTCCAGCAATTCGCGGTCAGTCATGGCTTCCGATACCCGTCGACAAGCGCTTCCATAGGGTCAATGTCTCCAAATACGTAGACACACCCCTCGAACCCATTATGGCTCTGCACTGGGACGCGACGGTACTCGACGCTCTCATAGGGCTCAGCAACGTCCAGTGCTGTGCTGCCGATGGACGCAGGAGTATTGGGAAGAATCCCCAAGCGAATACACGGGACGCCCGCAATCACTGACATGCGAACGCCATCCTTCGGACCGCCAATCAGCAAAACGTTTTCGTAGCTCACTTCAAATCCTCCCGCTGAGTTCGATGAATTATATACGCCAGCGCTGTCCGTTAGGCGCGTTCGTCTGTCTATTTCAATAGTAAAAATCTATCGATTCTATTGACATGATTAACAATAGAGTTACTCTATCGATTACTGAGGCGTAACAGGTTAAACGCAACCCTACTGGCGGGGAAAGCACCAGGCCATCGTTACCAAGCGAGTAGAAAATGGAACAAACCCTGGAAGAGTTACGGGCAGAGAACGAGGCAGCACAGGCCAAAGAAGCAGCAGCTCCGCAAGCTGGTGCAACTGAAGTTGAGGCTGATTCGGCAGGCACCCAGAGCGACGTGGATGACCATGCGGATGGTCAAGACGGCGAAGACGGCCAGCAGGCAGAACCCGAAGCATGGATGAAGGGCGACGACCAGGAGTCGCAAGGTGCAGACAAGAAATTCACCGACAGCGATATCGGCGCGGCGAAAGCCAAGCTCCGTTCGAAGTTGGAGAAACAGCACCAATCGGAACTGGAAACGATGCGTGCCCAGCTTGATGAGCTGCGCAACAAGTCCGTATCGCCACAGTTGCCGGCGCGGCCAAAGCGCGAGGATTTCTACGACCAAGACGACCCGGACGAGGCTTACATCGACGCCCTGGCTGACTGGAAAGTCAAAGAGAACCTTGCCCAGCAGCATGCCGGCAACCAGCAATACGAACAGCAGCGCAAGCAACTGGAAGCGCACCAAAAAATCAGCTCCAGCGTGGATCAACATTACGAGCGGGCAGCAGTCCTGGCAGCAGCAAGCGGTATCAGTACCGACCTGTACCAGTCTGCAGACAGGCGAGTGCGTGAGGCTGTTCAGGGCGTGTTCGGCGGCGAAAGTGGCGAGCACATCACGAACGCACTGATCGCCAGCTTGGGCGAAGGCTCAGAGAAGGTGCTCTACAACCTCGGGGTGAGCCCGAAGCGCCTTGCTGAACTGACCTCAAAGCTTGCCCAAGATCCCAGCGGTATTCAGGCCTCTATCTATTTGGGGCGCCTGTCCGCCGAGTTGACCGCTCCTCCACGCAAGAGAAGCAGCGCGCCAGCCCCGGCTTCAATCGTACAAGGCGATGCAAACACCACTGATGCAGGCAAGGCCTTACACCGTAAGTACCTTGAGGCTCATAAACGTGGTGATGCGCAGGGTGCCTTTGATGTGCGACGTGAAGCCGCGGCCGCAAAAATCAACGTGAACTCTTGGTAAGGAATTAAACGATGGCAGCTTTAACCGCAGGCAAGATTGCCGAGGTCATGTTCGCAAATGCGCTCGACACCTACGAGCCCCAGGACATGCTCCTCCCGACGACCGAATTCTTCGAGCCCGATGCCGCGACGATGCAGAACTCCGGCAACACAATCTGGCGCCCAGTTCAGCAGCACCGACCGTCGCTTACTGGCTTCGATCTGACTGGCCAGGAACAAGGAATCATCGAAGAGACCTACCCAGCGTTTCTGGGTACTCCAACAAACGACTTCGTTAGCCAACGCGCTGACGATATGCGCGACATGCGTTTCTGGGAAAAAGCAGGGATGGAAGCTGGTCGCCAACAGGCCACCAACCTGAACAAGGCGATTGCAACTGCTATCGGCACTCAGGGCGCCATGTTCTATCGCACCAACGTTACCAGCGGTTACGACGTTGTTGGCGAAGCGCAGACCCTGATGAACGAGCGGCAAGGCGCTAAGTCTGAGCGATTCTTCCTGTTCAATGACCGCGACAACCTGAAGTACTCCAAAGATCTGGCTGCACGCCAGACTGTTCAGGGTCGCCCTGAAACCACATGGGCAACCGGCCAGATCGGCCAGAACATCGCCGAGTTCGATGTTTATACCGCCTCGTTCCTGCCCAACCTCATCGGCGGTGCTGACCCAGCTACTACTGTCACCGCAAACCAATCGTTCGCGCCGACTGCCGGCACCGTGAACTCCACAAACGGCACCGTTACTAACGTCGACTACCGCTACGCGACGATCCCGGTTGCGGCCTCAGCCCTCTACAACATCGGCGACAAGGTCACGATCGCAAATGGCGGCGTAACCATTAAGGCCCTCGGCCTGGCGGACAAGTCCGATACTGGTGTGGCAATGACGTTCACCGTCACCGGCAAACCCGCCGGCGGTACTTCGCTGGTGATCTCGCCAAAGCCGATCGCGCTCGACGACCCGGCGCTTTCTGCTCTGGAAGCTGCATACGCCAACGTAAATACCCGGATCCTGAACGCCGCCACCGTCAACCGAATGAACATCGACACATCGAAGAAGACCAACCTGTTCTACGACAAAGATGCAGTCGAAGTACTGGGTGGCACCATTCCTGCCGAGCTGTTCAAGTCTTATGACGGCCTGAAGGTCATCAACAAGACCATGAAAAACGGTCTGAAGATGTACATGATCTACGACGCCAACATGGTCAACCTTCAGTTCCGCTACCGCCTGTTCACCTGGTGGGGCGTCACCATCAAAGACCCTTCGCGGTGCGGCGTTGCTGTGACCTTCTAATCACCTTCAATGGCTGGGGCCCGAGTGGCCCCTAGCCTGGAGAGCCAGGATATGGCGTGCGTTCTGTATCGAGAAGGTGTTGGCCATGTTGAGCATGGCATCGAGTGCGAGATGACTACCTGCGAGGTTGAACACCTTGAAGGTCTTCTTGCGTCTGGATGGTTGGTAAATCCACCGGGTTATGAAACTGCACTGGCTACCTCTACTGAAGAGCCGGCGCGCGTTGAGCTCACTGATCAAGAAATCCGTGAGGCTGCAAAAGAAGCGGGTATTGATGGCTGGGAAACCAAGCGCATCAACACTCTGCGTAAGGCCCTGGTGTCCTGATGACTCCGCTCAAGGCCGATCGGATCTCCGCGGCATACTCGAAGCTGCGTATCTCGGGCCTCACGGTCAAGCCTAACCCGTCTGACCTTGAGCTGGCCCTGGGTGAGCTTGAGAACATGATGTCCGAGCTGGCTTCTCGTGGCATTGAGGTTGGTTACAACTTCGAGCAGGAGCCTGATCCGAACAGCGACCTAGGCGTATCCCAAGAGTTCTGGAACATGATCGCCTGCAACTTGGCGGTACGGCTGGTTTCTGACTTCAACAAGGAACCGCCGGCGACTCTGTACGCCCAGGCGTCCCAATCTTTGTCGGTGGCTTCTGGCATCTGCGCCCGGAATCGAATCAGGAACGTTCAATACCCAAGCCGTCAGCCTGTAGGCAGCGGTAACAGGCGTTACGAGCGGTGGCAACGGTTCTACACACAGTTCAACGAGTTGCCTCCTAACAAGCCCGAAACCCTCGAGATCATGCAGGGCGAAACGAACGACTTTACGGAGTCTTTCGAAGCTTACCTGCGCACTGACGAGGCTATCGACACCTTCGTCGTCACTTGTGACAACGGCCTGGTCGTGGTGTCCAGCGCGCTCAATGTGGCAGACGTTGACTATCGACTCTCAGCGCCGATCGATCTCACTCCGTCTATCTGGCAGCAAGTGAAGATCAGGATCGAGACCAGTGAGGGCCGCGTCGAGGTCCGCATCCGAAACTTCCAAGTAACTCCCTGCGTTCGCGTAGGGGATCAGAACATCTGACGGATAGGTGAAGAGAATATGCCAGTCCAGAAGATCCCGATCACTCTGATCAAAGGCGACAAGGTAAGTGTCCAGACGGACTACCTCGATGCCATCCCGGAAAACATGTACGCGGTGCCCAAGCCTGTCATGGGCGCCGCCGGCTTCATGCTCCAGCACTCAGGGTTGACTGAGTACGGTACTGGCTCAGGGCCTGACCGCGGCGGCGTGTGGAATGAGCGTCTGCAGATGCATTTCCGCGTCTCTTACACCCAGTTTCTGGTGATTGAAGAGGACGGTTCGAATCAACGGTTCGGCAATATTCCAGGCATGGAACAGGTGTCGATGCCTTATTCATTCAATACTCAGGCGGTGATCGGTGGTGGTGCATTCTGGCTGTATGACCCGGTAAATGGGTTTCGCCAAATACTTGATCCGGACATCAAGACGCCGATTGATGGCACTTGGGTTGATGGTTACTACTTCCTCACCGACGGCGAGTATCTCTATCACACCACTATCGCGAACGAAGAACTGTTCGATCCCTTGGCCTTCGCTACGGCCGAGTTCTCGCCTGATCCGACCCTTGGCGTCGGCAAGACTGCCGATGACAAAGTGATCGTGTTCGGGCGGTACACCACCGAGTTTTTCGCCAACGTTGCATCGACGAACTTCGCATTTAGTCGCATCCAGGCTCGGGCGCTGAAGATCGGCATCGTGGCCACTCACGCCAAGTGTGAGCTCAAGCAGTCCTGGTACTTCGTGGGCAGTCGTAAAGAGTCTGACCTTGGCGTGCACATGCTTGGTGTCGGCTCGACCCAGCAGATCTCCACGCGGGCAATCGATCGGATACTGAGTCAGTACACAGAGCCTCAGCTCGTCGATGTGTCGATGGAAGCTGTAGAGGTCGATGGGATGGCCTTCATCTACATCCATCTGCCTAACGAAACACTGCTCTTCAACGAGACGGTTGCCAACTCATCCGGCATCGATAACGCCTGGTCAATCTTGAAGCGCGGCACCGGGTCTTTGCCATGGCGCGGGATCAACGGAGTTTTCGACCCGCGGCTAGGTAAGTGGGTATTCGGCGACAAGATTGACCTTCGCCTTGGCGTCCTTGATCCGCTGTCAGTGGATCAATACGGAGAGATGGGAGAATGGGTTCTCTACACCCCGTTCATGTACCTGGAAGGCCTCTCAGTCGACAGCCTGAACATCGACATCATGCCGGGCCATTCGCCCTCTGATGACGCCACTCTGTTCGTTTCGATGACCTATGACGGCGTGACGTATGGGCATGAGGTCACGGCGCTCTACGGAACTCCTGGCGACTACAACCAACGCTACATCGTGAACCGTATGGGGTATGTGCGGAACTGGGTGGGCTTCAAGCTGCGCGGTGCATCCAGGGCAAAAATGGCATTTGGTCGGGGGTATCTCGAAGTTGGCTAACAACAATCTTTCTTTAGATCTTTCGGCATCTGACGTGATGGGTTTCACGGGATGGCCTGACGCGATGGTTAGCGACTACATCTCTCGCGGTGCGGATTACATGCTGGTCGGGTCTGGCAGCCCAGAAGGGGTGCAGCCGGCAAACCGGACGCGCCAATACCTGGATACGTCGACCACGCAGCTTTATGTGAATCCGGTAATTGGCTCGCGCACTGGCTGGGTTGCTGTGTGATGTACCGCCAGGCCTTCCTCTGCGAGGACATGGGCGACCTGTACTGGGAGCCCGACCACCAGGTTTGGCGCTGGCTGGATGCTGAGGTCTATGTGTCCATGACCAGAAGGGAGAACGCGATCTTCTGCCATTTTTCGGCAAAGCCGGAATCACTAAGACGCCTGAAGGAAGCAACTTCTGAGCTTGTCGAACTGATTTTCAGCCTTATGCCGTGGTGCCAGGTGGTGATGGGCAGTATTAAGCGGCGCAGCGTGGCACGGCTCATGGAGAAATGTGGCTTCGAGCACGTTATCGATCATGAATATTTGAAAGTTTACGCGAGGTATAGGCCATGAGCGGTGGTGATAGCGGCGCTGCAGAAGATGCTGCAGAAGTACAAGCACAGGCCCAGCGTGAAGCGCTGGACTACCTCAAGCAAACTGAGCGTTTGCCCCAGGCTTACCGTGAGGGTGCATTGCAAGGTCTTGGTGCCGAATATGGGTTTGACTCCAACGGCGTTTATGGTGGCGATGGCATGTCGATCATCCAACGGGCCGAGGCCAGCCCGTTCTATCAGACCGCAATCAAACGCGGCGAGGAAGGCGTCCTGCGCAATGCCTCCGCTACTGGCGGCCTGCGGTCTGGCACTACCAATGAGAATCTTGCGGCGGTCAACCAGAACGCTCTGATGTCCTCCTATGCCAACCAGCTGTCCGGGCTCCAAGGTATGGCCCAACTCCCATCGAACGCCAACAACATCGCAAGCGCACAAGCAGGTGTCGGGCAGACCTTGGCTCAGGGAATTATCGGCGGTGCTCAATCTTCGGCAGCTGCAGGGCAGAGCAACGTTAATAACGCGCTGGGGGCCGGTGCGCTGGCTCTGGAAGGTTACAACTCATACAGCACTTATTCTGATCAGCGACTGAAGAAGAACATCAAGCTGCGCGGCCAGAAGAACGGGCACAACGTATATAGCTGGGTGTGGAATGAAGCAGCGGCGGTTCTAGGGCTCATTGGTCGTTCAACTGGCGTCATCGCCCAAGAAGTCGAGCTTACGCATCCGCATGCTGTCACCGAGCGTAATGGCTTCAAGTGTGTCGACTACCAAGCAATTGGAGTGACTCCTCATGGCCTTTGAGTACACGCCAGTTACCCAACAGAACCAACAGCGGCAGCGTGATCAATACCAGCCGTTCCAGACGCGCCAGCCAATGAATGCAGGTGGCTCTGCGCAGAACCCGAATGCCATGCAGCTAGCCAAAGCTTTGAAAGGTCTTGGCACTGTCTACAATGGCATGAAGGGCGCCGGAGCAGCCGGTAGTAGCCAGATCGGGGGGACTGGTTATGGGGTTGGCCAGTCCCTACAAGCCGGAGAGCTTGGTAACTCAACATATGCAGGGGGCGCAGGTGCTGGCCAGTCTGCTGTAGCGGGAGGTACTGAGGCTGGTTCGGCAGGTGCGGCAGGCTCGGGACTTGGAAGCACTATTGGCTCGGCGTTCGGCGGCCTGAACATGGCCAAAGATGCATATGGCATTACCCAGGGCATGCAGACCCCTCAGGGCGTCGAAGGGCGTGACCGCGGTAGCTTCATGGGGTCGGCGGCGGCAGCCGGGCAGGGTGCGGCGGGCGGCTTCTCTGTCGGCGGCCCAATCGGCGCGATCATCGGCGCCGGCCTCGGAAACGAGAGCTATCAGTGGCAGCACGGTAACCGTAAGTCGTTGACCTCCGTCGGCGGCCTCATCAAAAGCGAATTGACTGGCGGTCTCGCGGCTCGCGACATCGGCGGCTGGACAGGGCTCTGGGACTAAATTATGGCTACCAATCCGTTCTACGTCGATCCAGGCAACGACTTCAGCTCGGGGCTTTCTGGCCTCAGCGGAACCCTGGCCAACATTCGCCAGGGGCGAGTGGTTGCGGCTGAGCAGGAGCGCCGGCAGAGGGCAGAGGACGAGCAGAAGCAGCGTCAGCAAGAAGCATCTTCCGCCGCCCAGCAGGCTTATCAGAGCGGCGATCCAGACGCGATGGCCAAGGTCTCGCTCCAATATCCAGAGATCGCACAGAACCTGCACCAGGTCGTCGGCCTGAACGATGAGCGAAAGGTGAAGGAGGCTGCCGGGTTCGCTCGGGATCTTCTGATGGCTTCCCCTGATCAGCGTGAAGCCATCTTTCAAAACCGCATCCAAACACTGCAGGACCAGGGGCGCGACCCGGCTCACACGGCCCGGGCCTACCAGGCCTATCAGCAAGACCCTAACCGTGCGTTGCAGGGAATCGAGCTTGATTGGGCTGCAGGCGACCCGAAGGGATATTCGGTTGTGGCCGACAAGCACAGGGCTGAGCAGAAAGCCCAGCTTGAGCAGATGAAAATGGAACGCGAGGACCAGCGCTTTGATCGCGCAGAAGCGGGCCGTAACCAGCGCGCCTATGCCCGCGCCGCCGCTACTGCTGGCTCTAGTGCCAGCGATAAGAGGACAGCACACCAGAAGGACTTCGAGCAGTATCAAGAGCTTGCCAAGACCGATCCCGAGGCCGCCAAGGCCTTTGGGCAGGCATCTGGCTTTGTCAGCAAGGAAGGGCGCGAGTTGGCGCCGGGCGTGCAGACGCGCCTAGCCAAAACGATCGACTCCGCTGTCGCCGCAGAAAACAGCATCGGCAAATACAACAACCTCGCAAATGACATTGAGAAATCGGATCTGCGCGGCGGCTTATTGGGCGGATCTTGGGCTGAAAAGGTCAAGGAAATCACCGGCAACCAAGACTCTGTTACCGAGCTGCGCAAAGAGTTTGCCCAAGCGCGTGCCTCGCAGGCATCGGCCAACCTTCCACCAGGCTCTGCCTCTGATGCTGATGTGGCGCTAGCGCTTGGCCCGATCCCATCCGACAACGCCAATAAGAAGTTGCTGGCAAGCTATCTACGAGGTCAGGCCAAGCTGGCGCAGATCAATGCCGACTTCCATAACTTCAAGGCTGACTATATTTCCGATACCGGCAGCGAGCGCGGCATGCTTCAGGCCTGGAAAGAGCAAGGCAAGGCTGGAACCCAGCAGCCACGCAAGCCAGCAGCTGCACCACAACCAGCAGCGCCCCAAGCCCCAGCAGCCGGTGGCTGGAGGATCGTTCCCTAATGGCCACTCAAACCTACAAAGTTGAAGCGCCAGACGGCCAGATCATCACCCTGGAAGGTCCAGCCGGCGCGAGCCAAGAGCAGGTCATTGAGCAGGCCAAGAAGCTTTATGGTCAGCAGCCAAAATCTCAGGCGCAGGAGGCTCAGTCTCAGCAAGGTGCGGCGTTGCCTCCTGCTGAAGATCCAGACCCTAGAGCCGCCCGGGCCATGGCGGCGATGGACCAATACCCAACTGGCCAGCCAGCGCCGGCTGAGGAACCTGGTGTTCTGGATAAGCTCGGGACCATGATCACCGGCAGTGATAGGCAAACCCGCGCGACCCAAGAACTCCCAGAGCTGCAGAATTCTGGGTTGCTTGCTGGTCTTGATATCCCGCCGGCCAAGCGAGCAGCTATCACTGCCGCCCTGATCACCATGACTGACCCCAAGGAGATTGCGCAGACGCTCACGTCGCTGTCACCAGATATTGGCATCCAGCAGGACGAGAAGGGGAACCTGATCGCAGCGAACAATGCCACCGGTGCCCGGGCGGTTATCAATAAGCCAGGCGTCTCTGGACTTGATGCTCTGCAAGGCGGTGCACTTGGCGCTGCATTTGCGCCGACTGGACGCGCTGCTGCTTTGGTAGGGGGCGGTATTGCCCGCCAGGCTGCAACCCTGGGCGCTACCTCTGCGCTAACTCAGGCCGCGATTGAAGGTGGCCAGCAAGCTGCTGGGGGTGAGTTCAACACAGGTGATATCGCCCTGGCTGGAGCAACTGGCGCAGCTGTTCCGGCGATTGCAGGGGCGGTTGGGGCTGGTGCAGATCTTGCTCGACGTGGTGTCGCGGCTATCCGCGGGGAGGCGGGTGGCGCCGCCCCAATCGTCCAGGCTGCGAACGCCAACAACATCCCGTTGATGACCAGCGATATTGCGCCGCCTAGGACTCCGATCGGGCAACTTGCCCAGCGTACCGGCGAACGGATTCCATTCGCCGGTACCGGGGGTATGCGCGCCACTCAGCAGGAAGCCAGAGCAGCAGCAATTCGGCAACTTGGCGATCGCTATCCGACGCCATCGCCAAATCAGATAATTGACAGCCTTAGATCTAGGACTGGAGAAATTCGTCGTGCGGCAGGTGATCGCCTTCAGGCTTACGAGGCGCAACTGAATTCTATCGGCGATGCCCCTTATGCCCGCACTGAGCAATCTATCCAGAACGCAATCCGTGAGCTTGAGCGGCCGGGCGTCGTAGGTAGCCCCGAGGCTGTTGCTGAGCTTCGTCAGTTCGCCAACACCCTTGCGGAGGCCCCCCAAAACTATGGGTCATTGAGAGAGAACAGGACGGCGCTTAAGGAAATAATTGACGCATTCGACAGCCCACTAAGAAGCCAGATGTCAACGCGAGCCAAGTCTTTGTTGACCAGCGTCCGCTCGTCAATGACGGAGGATATGCGCGAGTTTGCTAGGGCAAACATGTCGCCCAGAGACGCTAATAGGCTGAACCAGGCAAATGCTATTTGGGCGCGTGAATCTGACCTTCTACAAAACACGCGACTTAAAAGCGTTCTCGATAAGGGGGACTTGACCCCTGAGGTGGCTGAGAATTTGCTGTTTAGCAGAAAGGCAAGCGAGGTTAGACAGCTCTATAACAACCTTGATACCAGTGGGCGAGAAGCTGCCAGGGCAACACTCATTCAGAAAGCGATCCGAGAATCTGGCGGCCTCGATGATATTTCGCCGGACCGCTTCGCAAACAATATGCGAAAACTGCAAGCTCAATCAGGGATCGTGTTCAGAGGACAAGAGCGCGCCCAGCTGAGAGGGCTTGAGCAAGTGCTGCGCGCCACTCGCAGAGCTGGCCAGACCGGGCTCACAAACACTGGCCAGGAGTCATCTGTAACAGTTTTGGCCGCAACCCTTGGGTCGGTGATCGGGAGTCTTGGAGGAATGATAGCGGCGGGCGGCGGCATTGGCGGGGCTGCCAGAGCCTATGAAAGCGCAGCGGTACGAAACGCCCTTATCCGAATTGGGAATGCCCCTCGCTCTACTGCAAGTCGAGATCTTGCTCTGCGGCTCGCTCGCGATTTGAACGCCGGCGTTCAATCTGCGCGCGCTCAAGATCCTGAAGAAGGACAAATGCAATAAATACAAGGACGCCGGTTATTAGGGACATTAATTCACCTCAAACCAAATCAAAATGGTGAGCCGCGATGGCAGACGAGAACGAAGTACGGCAACCGTACGACTATTACCCGGACCCTACAAGAGGGAGACCCGTTTTCAATGGGTCGATCTATGTTGGTCGTCCGGATACGGATCCACAAATTGCCTCTAATCGGCTGCAGGTTTTGGCATTCCAAGAGAATGGTTCTTCCGTTCCTATTGCCCAGCCGATCAAAACTGGGGCAGGCGGCGTTCCAATGCTTAATGGATCTCCAGTTCAGCTACAAGTTAGTGGCGAGTACTGCATTAAGGTTTTGGACAACATGGGCGCTCAAGTCTATTACGCGCCATCGCTGATCGCCGGTATCAGGCCAACCACGATCGTTAGGACGCAGCTTGTTCCATTAAGCATCAATCTCACCAACCGGTTCATCAACAGCAATCTATTCGACCCCAACACGACTGGGACAGCCTACTTTGCGCTGCATCCTGTTTCTTCTGACTTTGGGGGCATCTCTGTATCCCCTTTCAATATCGAAAACATCCCGGCTGAGCGCTTCGATCTCGCAGCAGGAAGCGGAACTGTAGACTTAGGAGGTTTGACATAATGGCTACTCAATACCAGCTCCGCAGAGGCACTACCGCTGAGTGTCTGTTGTTCACAGGCGCCCAGGGCGAGATCGTCGTAGACACCGATAAGCACACGGTCGTGGTCCAAGATGGAATTACGCCTGGAGGCTACCCGCAAGCGACTCAAAATCAGGTGAGTAATGGCACCTTTTACTACAACGAGGACGCGGGTTCAGCGGCTGACGCATATGTCCTTGTTCCTAAAACGAACACCAATGTTCCAACGTCCTATATGGACGGAGTTCAATTTGGCTTTGTTACAACCCACCCAAATACTGGCCCTGCTACTGCCAACTTCCAGGGTCTTGGTGTAAAAAACCTGAAATATCCAGGAGGGGTTGACCCACTTTCCGGCGAGATTTCGGGGCGCGTATACCTGATCTACGATGCAGCGAATGGATGGCTGGAGATCCAGAAAAAGGCTTCTGGTGTGGCGCCGCAGATTCGAACAGTGACCGCCTCGGTTGCAGTGAGCGCGCTTACTGCTTCTCTTGCGCCATGCACTATCGACTTCAGAGCTACAACGTTAAGCAGCGGTGCCGTCAACACCCGTAATGTGTCCTCGACCATTTCTGTTGTCGCTCCAAGCGGTGCCACGCTCGGTACCACGAATGCTACGGCGGCCCGTATTGTGATCTTGGCTATTTATGGTCCGGTGAACGTAGAGCTTGCCCTTGTTAACTTGGCCGGCGGCGTAAACCTGGACGAAACCACGTTGATCAGCACCGTGGCAATCAGCGCTGCATCTACCGCGGCGAACGTTGTGTACTCGACAATTTCTCGGTCCAGCGTGCCGTTCCGAGTTGTTGGCTTCCTGGATGCGACTCAAGCCACTGCTGGCGTGTGGTCCACGGCGCCCACTACCGTGCAGGGTTCTGGCGGTCAAGCCTTGGCCGCCATGGCAAGTCTCGGCTATGGGCAGACCTGGCAAAGCGTTACCGGAAGCCGTGTATCCGGGACTACCTATACCAACACCACCGGTAAACCGATCTACATCGCTGTCGTGCAAAGTGGCGCCGGTACAAACGGATCGGTAACTCTCGCAGTTAATGGTGTGACAGTGGCCATTGTCGGCAATGGTAGCTCTCAGCAAACAAACCAAAGCGCCGCAGCAGTTGTTCCGCCTGGCGGGACCTATGTTGCAACTATTTCGGGCGCCCAACCGATCAGTAACTGGTCCGAGCTGCGATAAGGGGATACCAAATGCCACATTATAAAAGTCCAGAACGGGCACTTCACTGGCTTGACTCTGAAGAGTTCGAATATTTGCTTCCGCCAGGCTGTGAAATGATCGGGGAGGAAGAGGCGCAATCTTTATCAAAGGAGATTCAAAACGCAGCAAACGCTATTACTCCCGAAGATGAAAAGCGTCGTGTAGAGGCTCGAAAGGATCAGCTTCTTGCACAGGCAGCTCTTCGGGTAGCGCCTCTACAAGATGCTGTAGACCTTGGCTCATCAACGCAGGAGGATGTCAATCTTCTGAAGCTTTGGAAGGAGTATCGTGTGTCTGTAGATAGGGTCGACCGTCAAGAGGGATACCCATCCTTAATCGAATGGCCGAAAGAACCTGCATGATTAAAAGGCGCGCATAAACGGCCGTGCGCGCTATCATATAAATGCATAGCTGCTCCTATGCAAATCACTAGCGTAGGAGCACTTCCCCATGAAGCGAATAATCTTCTCCCTTATCCTTGTGGCTCCGGCATGTTTTGGGGCGCCCTTTGACTTGCTGATCAGACAGCAAAATATTGCCGGGACTGCAATTTTTGAACGTGTAGTCCCAATCCCTGCGCTTGGAGTCAACAGTGTTGTTGGTGTAAGCGAGTTCACCAACATTCCAGTCACATGGCAGCTGGGCCCGGGCATGGGGATTTTGTATGACCAGCTCGTATGCTTCCCGGATTGGACCTATGTTCAGAATAAGCCGAACTTCTCGGCAGTGGCCACCAGTGGTGACTACAACGATCTGATCAATAAACCATCCATTGGAGCCCAGGTAAATTCAGACTGGCTCGCCGTCTCTGGCCCTGAAGAAATCCTGAATAAGCCAATCTTGTCCTCTGTGGCGACCTCCGGTGCTTACGCGGATCTTTCTGGATTGCCAAGCATCCCTGCAGCTCAGATAAACAGTGACTGGTCGGCAGCAAGCGGAGTCAGCGAGGTGCTGAATAAGCCAACCACGCTAGCCGGCTACGGGATCACTGATGCATATCCACGCACTGGCAACCCTTCTGGGTTTCTGACTGGCATTACAAGTGGTCAGGTCACGTCTGCCTTGGGCTTTACGCCTTACAGCGCCTCGAACCCTTCGTCGTTCATAACCCAGACCGGGGCTCGATCGTCCATCTCGCTGACAACCACTGGAACCAGCGGGGCGGCCACATATAACAGTTCAACAGGAGTTCTGAATGTTCCCAACTACGCGCCTGGCGCTGGAACAGTAACGAGCGTCACAGCCGGCACAGGACTTTCTGGAGGTGTAATTACGACCTCTGGCACTATCAGCATGCCTAGCGTTGGAGCGGCCGGGACTTATTCGGGCGTCTCCACGGATGCGCAAGGGCGTGTGACTGCTGGCACTACTAGGGTCCAGTCATCTGCGACACGAGCTCTAAATACGATATTCCAGGTCAGCTCAACCCGAGACGCCCTGGTGAACTACAGCGTGCAATGCACCATCACCGCAAGCATCGCCGGCGGCCAGAGTTGCGATGTGATCTTGGAGATCGCCACCGACGCCGCATTCACGACAGGGGTGCAGACAGTTGGCGTTATCGGCACTGGTCAGACCTACACCCTGGCCATTGCAATCCAGGGAGTTCAGCCTCAGACGGCTCAGCTTTCTGGATATGTACCCGCTGGCTACTACGCGCGGCTGCGAACCGTTAACGTCAGCGGTTCGCCAACTTATGCTTATCGAGCGGGCCAGGAGGTTCTGCAGTAG